AAATAAAAAAAACATATTAAAGGCTTAACTTTAGTTCTAAAAAAGGTCAAAAAAATATCACTTAAAAATTTCACTTGACAATAAGCAAAATAAGTGATATAATATACTTACAATTAAATATTAATTATTGTTATGAGCAGAAACAATAGTAGTTAAGTTTATAATATGTTTTTAATAACATTTTATATAAATTAATAGGCATTGCAACTGCTCAGCAATGTCTATTTTTTTGTGCCTCGCTGACAAAGTATTTTCATTTTGTCTTAATAGATGGGTTCTTACTTGGAGTTGAAAGCCAAACTAAATCTGTGGGGAATGAGCCGGCAAACGGGGACTTTTTGCTGTGTCTTTCACATAGCAGAAGATATTTTCTTTTTAGGGGGTTTTCTTTTCTTTCTTCTTTTTATTTATTTGTTTTCTTTCGTGTTGTTTTATTTCTTTATTTTTCTTCTTTCGTTTTCTGTGGTTATATATTATTAAAAGCAATAAAAAAGAGATTGCTAATTAAAGCAACCTCAATATTTTATTTTTAATTTGTTTAATTCTTCGCTTTACTGTACTTTCTGACATATTCATTTTTAATGATATATTTACTATTGAAGCTCTGCCATATTTACTTGTTAACATTTTAAATATTTCTTCTTGTTCAACAGTAAAGTTTGCATTATTTAAAATATATTCTAGTTCTGGTGTTGTAAAATCAAAATTAATTTTATTTTCTTTTTCTTCTAACTTTTTTTCCATTGCTTCTTCTCCTTGTAACAGTAGTTCTTGTTTTAATTATTTTCGCCATAATTTATATCCCCACTTTCACTATTTTCTAAATAAGTAGCAATTCCATTTTCTCCACCATCAACCGTTGTTGTTTCTGTATCTGCAACGGTTTCAAATTGACTTTCAAATATAAAGAAGCCAATTATCATAGCAAATATTACACATATTAAGATAATTATTATTATATCTTTTCTTTTGCTTTGTGCCTTTAATTCGTGCAACATTTCAGTTGCTAAATTTTTTTCTTCCATCACATATTGCCTCCTTTATTTAAAAGTTATTACCGCACCAATAATTCCTGTTATTATTATTGAAGCACATAACTTCCATAACCAACCTTGATTATCTTCAAGTTTCTGTAATCTTTTTTCAATAGGTTGTATCTTTAACTCATCTATTTTTTCGCCATTTGCTATCTTTTCGCCTATTACATCAATTTTTTTATCAATCTGTTGTAATAAGCTTCTGTATTCTGTCACTTCTTCTTTAAGCTCTTGTACTTCATTTTTTAAGTTATTAAACTCATTTCTACTTACAAATTCTTCAGACATTTCCAACTCCTCTTTAATCACAATTTATTAAAGACTCTTGAATAGTATGACCGCTTTTTAATCTTTGCCTAAATTTATTATAATTTATAAAATTGTAAAACAGTCAATCTTCCATATACTTCATTTGCGTGATTTTTTATTTTTTTCATATTTTACCTAGCTTTCTCCTAGCATATAAATCATATAGAGCAGGTCTGCTAGGCGACTTTTCAATAAGATAGCTACTTCTTATCTAGCTCTATAATTATTATATAATAAATTGTCACGATTGTAAACTATTTAATTCCATTAACCCATACTGCAAATCCAGTTTTGTAATTGTTTGTGCTATTGTTTTTATTGCTCTTATTCCAGCACATTTAATCCATACTTTAAAATCTTTCATAATATGTTCCTCCTTTCTTTATTAATCTGTCGTTTTTGTGTATTCTAATACTACTTTTGCATTTTGAGTTCTACTAGACCAATCTAATCCTTTTGCCTCAATTTGAATATTTGTTGTATTAATTTTGCATTTTACAAGAACATCTAAATTATCTATTCTTGGCGCTTTAAAAAAACGGTTGTCTGCTGTGTCATACCAAATTAAATCATAATATGTAAGCATATCCATGTTACTTATATTGTGATTATAAGTTTGCGCTTTGTTATTTGGTAAACTACCAATTTCAACTACTTTTCTATATATTGGTTTTCCGATTTATCCATGTACCAATTCTTACCTCACTTGTAGAATATTCTTCCTTCTTCATAAATTCTTCATATACATTGTTGTCATTTTTTACATACATTTTTTCTTGGTTTGCTACATTTTGCAACCATACTTTCTTTCTATTTACTCCAACTGGTTCTGTTGGGCTTACTACTACTGATACATCATTTATATAATTACAACTATAAGTTTCTGTTGTACTATCACTTGGAGAATTAACAATTTCGTTTCCTCCTGCACTGCTTAGTACATCAGTTTGACTCCATTTTGTATCATCAAATTCTTCTGGCGTATCTACATTTTCTATACATATATATAATTGTTCTTCATATTTAACTATATCACCAACTTCATAAGTCTCGGTATTATCATAATCCTCTCCACCTATGTTATTAGCATTTTGATTTATAGCATTTTCTATATTTGTTTGCAATTTATTCATTACATAAGCAGATAAAGGTGTTGCTCCATTATATCTTGCAGGTGTTACTGGATAATCCACTTCATCTATTGTTACTTTTGCATTACTTACTTTTGTTCCATCTTGAAAATTAATCTTGTCCATTATTTGCCTCCTTTTCAAGTTTTTCTAATCTTTCGATTAAGTTTGCTAATATTTCATCTTTTTGTTGATTTTCTTTTTGTAATTTTTCTATTTGTTCTTGTTGCTCTTGGATTGCTTTACAACATACTGATACAAATGAATATACATCTACTCCATCATTTTCTTTTGATGTTACTTCTTTACTATATTTATATTTATCTCCTATAACAAATCCTATATGTTTCTTTGTATCATCTTCTTCTGTTTTTAAATTATATTTGTATATATCTATATCTTTTATTATATCTAATCCACTTGGTAATTTTTCAAAATTCTTTTTGATTGTTTCTCTTGAACCTTGTGTAACTGTTCCTGTGGCATATACATTTCCTTGACTTCCATCTATTGCTACATAAGTACTATCATTAAAAGTAGAACCTGCAATTCCTATAACACAATTATTTCCAGTTATATTTGTTGCATTTATTCCGCCTAATCCTAAACTTACAACTAAATTACCTAAATTATCTTTAATTGAAACACAATTTTTTACATCATCAGCCTTTATTTCAAAACTTCCACTTGCTATTTTAGTATTAGTTGTAATTCCGTTTATTATATTAGAAATTATAGTATAATCTGCTGAAGTTATACTACCAGAATTATTTACATCTAAAATATTAGTTGCATTTATATCTAAAGTAATTCTATTCATTATATTCATTGCGGTTAATATTTTATCAAATAAATTGTAATTATATATACTACTTATATTTTTAATTAATGAATTGTTATTTATGTTAAAATCAGCTATATCTCCTCCTGTTGCCGTAATATTGCCAGCACTATTTAATTTAAAATTTGTACTATCTATAATTAGCCTATTACTTTTTAATTTTATTTCATCAGCACTAGCATTTATCATTGATACAATTTGGTCATTATCATTTTTGTCTACTTTTAATTCTAAATTTGCACTTAAATCTTCAATATCTCCATCTACTCTTTTTATTTTACCATTTACACTTAATTCGATAGCCTTTGCACTTTGTTCAATAGCACTATTCATTTCACTTTGTGTTATATATAACTCATTAAATTCATTTTTTACTAAATATTGTGCTACTATTTTATTCCCTGCCATATCATATAAATAAATGTAATTTTCACCCTCAAATAATTCTATATTAACATCTTCTAATGGTTCTTTTACAGGTTCATCTAAAACTGTTAGTACATTATATTCACTTAGTGATAATCTACGCATTACATAATCTTCATTAAGTGTTATAACAAGACTATCATAAACATCTCTTTTAAATCTTAATTCTTCAATGTCTATTTCATATTCTTTCTTTTCTCCACTAGGATTAGTCATAGGTTGTTTATCTACAATTATTTTATAAATCACCTTAATTCACTTCCTTCCATATTAGGTTGCAAATCTTCAGCAGGATATAAATTTTCTGCTGGATATAAATATGGGTCATCATAAGTTTTATTTCCTCTTATTTCTACTTCTAAAGCATCTTGCTGCATAGCTTCTGTCAAATGTATTTGTGTAACTCCTTCTACTGTTCTTTTATAATCTACTGCATTTTCTACTTGTTGTTTTATTCCATCTACATCTTTTTCTACTTGTGTTATTCTACTATCATAAGTTCCTACATTTTTTACTACTTCATCTATTTTTTGATTTTGTTTATCTACTATTATATAAGTTTTATTAATTCTCATATCTGTTTTATCTGCTTTAGAATAATCTGTTTCACTTTTTTCAGGCATATCTGTATGTATTATTTCTTCTATTCCTGTTGTTACATTTATTTCATCATTTAGCATTAAACATTGGTAAGTATTTTCTCCAATTCGTACATTATATAAGTCTCCAACTTCATAATACAATATTCCTGTACTATTAAAATCATTCAAATAATAATATAATCCATTTAGAGCATTTAATATTCCTTGTAAATAATCACTTCTATTATTAAAATTCATTATTTGATTATCAACTATTTTTACCTCTGTTAATCCATTTTGTGCAACACTATCTTCATCTTTTAAATATACATTATCGCTTTCTCCAGACCTTGATAATACTATTGAATTTATTACACCATATTTCTGACCAAAATCAACATTAACATCTTTCAAAAAATCCTCATCTATTGTATCGTTAGTCTGTGTTGGGTATTTTACTTGTATTTCATCATTTTCATTTAAACAAATTAAACTTCCTGTTGCCTGTGCTATTTCATCTAAAATATCTCTATATGTATACTCTTGTCCTAAATATAATTCACTAGGTATTTTCATATCTTGATTATAAAATGTTGTATTGGCAACACTTAATCCTATTTTATTTCCTAATGCTATCAAATAATCTTTTATCTTTATTGGATAATCTACACCTAAATCTTCGTTTTGCTTCATTGAATATAGCATTTTGTCATAGCAAGTTAATTTATATGTATTTGTATCTTCTTGTTTTTCTGATTTATAAACTACATAATTGCCATAATTAAGCATTTCATATTGTTCATTTACTTTTATTCCTATTTGACAGTTTATTATTGTATTAAGAGGTATGTCAACAGTTAATTCTAAATCTAATTGTTTCATTACTGATTTTAATAAATCTGCATTATAATGCGGTGTTATTGAATATATTTCTTCTTCTAATTCTGTATTATTATAGGTTATTACACCTCTTAATTCTCTACCTAATTCTGTTAATTGACTTTTAAAATCAATTGTATGTTGTTTCATTATGACCTCCTTTCTCTAGCAATAAATGTGCATTCAAAGCTATTGTTTTTGGTCATTATCTGCTTGTTTTCATAGTTCCAATCTCCTGTATATGTTGATATTGTTTTGTTTGAGTTTGTATCTGGGTCATAATATGTTAAACTTTGAGTTCCACTATTTAATATTGGTGCAATAATATTCATTTCTGCTTTTGTTAATTTTCTAAATGTCAACGTTATTTTAGGAAATATTCCTACTAAAGTTCCACTAAATTTTCCTTTTAAATTTCTACCTGTATCACTTCCCCATAACTTATTATATTCATATTTTGCACTTAATAAATATTGTCCCATACTTATATTATTTACTTTTATACTGTCTTTATTTAAAAACAATTATTGCACCTCCTAACTATTAAACGCAAATTCTTGCTCTGCATTTATTTGTTTTATTTCTCTTGCTATTTGTCTATTTCCTACTTTTGTTATGTTGGTTAAGTTTACTACTACATTTCTACCTATTTCTGCTCCTAATTCTGCCATTGCCTGTTGGTCTGTTAATGGAATAACGCCCTCTCGTCCTGCTTCTCCACCTATTGCACTTCCTAGCATTGTTCCTTTGTTTGGCATATTTATAATTCCACCAACCTTTAATCTAGGTAAATTAAATGTTGGTAATGTACTTAAATTTATTCCAGGTACTGCATTTATTACACCAATTAATCTATTTACGGCTCTTATAGGAGAATTTAATATTCTTTCTACTGCTCTTAATACTCCATTTACAACAGCTTTAAAAGCTCCCGCAATTGCTTCTCCTGCTCTACTTCCTAAATTGCCAAAAAATCCTACTATTCTATTTACAATATTACTGAAAAATGAACCTATTCCACTAAATACATTTCTTATAAAATTCCAAGCATATTGAGCACCATTTTTTATAGCATTCCATAAAGAATTGAACACATTTGAGACTATATTTACTGCTGTGATAGCACCGCTTTTCATTATATTCCATAATGTTTGAAGAATAGCTTTTATTACTTCTACCCCTGCACTAATATTATTTTTTATAATATTGATAATAGATATTGCCATTCCTTTAATGCCTTCCCATAAACTAGAAAAGATTTGCTTTATTCCTTCCCAAGCCATTTGCCAATTGCCTGTAAACACACCTTTGATAAACTTTATAATTCCATCAAAAATGCCTTTTATCATCTTAAAGAAACTATCAAAGAAATTAAGTATTTGTTGTAAGTTATCTATAAATAAATCATATATATTTCCTATTGTATCTCCAAACATTTTGTGTACCCAATCTGACTTACCTGTTAACCAATCAATTCCTTTTTGTAAAAACGCTTCTATTTTATCCCAATGTCTTATTATTGTGCCAACTATAAATACAACTACACCTATTACAACTCCAGGGAATCCTAAAATTATTCCTAAAAGCCCTGTTAAAAATATTCCTATTCCTTGTATTATTTTCCCAAAGTTTTCCCAAGTAGGTGCTTCCAAATAATCTTTCAATGCTCCTATTGTCCATAATATTCCTGCTACCATTGCTCCAATTCCTAATGCTGTTAAAGGCTTTATTCCTAAATGAATTAATGCTAATGCTGTTGCTATTCCAGCTAATGTTGATAATATCTCATCTTTATGGTCGATTATCCATTGTAACCAATCTGGAACTTCTCCTTGAAATTTGCTTAGGTCAAAGTCTGGTGCTACTCCACCTGCTCCGCCTCCGCCTCCAGCACCACTATCTGACTGGTCTGTTAGCATATTAATTTCATCAAATCCTGCAAGTTGTTTCTTTATTTCTTTAGCCGCCTTTGCTACTCCACTTGCTCCCGCTTTCATCTTTTGAAAATTCTTTGCACTACCTCTACTAAATAAGTTTATTCCAAACCAAGCTTGAACTATTGCATTTATATATCCAAGTAATGTGGCTGCTAATCTTACAATCCACTGTAAAACTGGTGCTATCATTTGAGTTAATGCGTATCTTATATATTCTATATTGGCTGCATATTGTTTATCATATCCTGCTAAACTGCTTGAAGCTTGTCTTAAAAACATAAATGCACTTCTTATTCCAAATATTCCTAGTGCTAATCTTGCAACTTTACTAATTGAACTTTGTATAGAACTTCCAACACTATTAAAACTATTTTTTAATTTGTCTACATCTGATACTTGTTTTTCTGTTTTTACATTTTCTATTTTTTGTTTATATTCACTTACTTTAGCATTTATTTCATCATATCTATATTTAGTTTGTGCTACTTTTTGTTCTATTGCATTTTGTTTAGTTAATGCTCTATCAAATTCACTTCCTAATTTTTCTAATGAGCCATAGGTGTTTTGCAAATCTTGAAATGTTGCAAATTCTTTTGGTGTTGCCTGTCCTGTTGCTACTCTATCTTGAGCTTCTTTTAATCTTTGATATGCTTCTGCTAAAGCATCTGTTTTTTGTCTTGCCTTATCTAGTTCTTGTTGTTGACTTCCTAATTTTGCATCTATAACTATTTTTTTATCTTCTTCTTTTTTCATTTTCTTTTCTAAATCTGATATTTGTCTGTCAAATTTATCTGTATCTAATCTTGTGCCTATTGTTATTTCTCCGTCCACTTGTGCAACCTCCTTTCTAAATTTCTATTCCTAAAGACTTGTAAAATGCTTTTGCACTTTCTTCTTGCTCTTTTGTCATCTTAACTTCTTCTTGCTTACAATATTTTTGACTTAATAACTTTTGTGCTTCTATTAGTTTCTGTCTTGCTTTATTATCCTTTATTTCCTTTGGCTCTTGATTTAATATACTTGTTACTCTGTTTAATATACAACAATTACCAAATTCGCTTGTACTTAAACTTTCTAAATCATTATAAAAATCATACCAATGTAAATATTCTAATTCATAAGGGTCATATTTATAATCAAATTTAAAGCTTGCTTTTATTAAACCTATACATTTATTAAAATCTAGCTCATATTTCTCTTTATTTTCGTTTTTAAGTTCTTTTTTATCGTTGCCCAATAAAAGATACTTCATAACTAATTCAAATAGCTTATTTTTGTTTGTACAGTCTAATCCGTTCTTCTCCAAACAACTTATATATAATTGCTAATGCTCTTTCATATTCTCCTATGGTTTTATCTTCTGCAATATTATTGCATTCTAAAGCTACTCTAAAATCTGTATTAATTTTATATAGTTTATCATCTACTTTTACATATTGTGGATTATTCAATTACATCATCTCGTTTAGTTTTATTAGAATATTTTTCCATTATATCTTTCTTTATATCTTCTGCTTTTATTTGTAATTTAGGAAGTATTGCTTTTTCTATTATTTCATCTATTTCATCAAGTCTTGCTAAAGTTAGTTTTCTACCATTTAATAACTTTTTAACTCCATCTTTACCTAAAAACATATCATATATTTCAGCTTCTTTTTTGTAAAATTCGTTTGTTGCTTTTATTTTAGCTTCTTCATTTGAGCTAAATAGTTTCTTGCCTTTATGGTCTTCTTTTTTATCAATTATTGTATATTGATTTTTTAAATATTCTCTATTCTTCTTATCTGCTTCCATCATATCTTGTAAAATCAATAAATAATCTAAATCTCCTAAATTGAACTCTAAAAAGTTTCCTGTATCATTTCCATCTTCATCTTTTATTTTCAATCTTAAAATGTCTTTTGCCTTTTTAAGTTGAATTTCATTATCGCTTTTGATATTAATCTCTGCTTCCATAAATCTAATTCCTCCTTATATTTAAAAAAGAGGTCGAGGTGTCTTATTTCTGCCTCTAACCTCTATCGGTTTTATTTTTATAAAGTTGGTGTAAATGTTGGTACTCCACTTGCTATTGCAACTTTTCCTTCTACTGGGTCACCATCGTAATATATATCATATTCGATTTCTTCTCCAGAATATGAAGTAACTGTTATTATTGCATCGCTTTGTTTTGCTGCATAACTTCCAGAAGCTCCACTCCAAGTGTCAACATCTAATACTTTTGTTTTATAGTTTAATTGGTCTCTACCTGCTGCTATAAATTCAAATTCAGGGTCATTTTTATAACATTTTTGTGTTACAGAACCTTGTTTTTGATTTGATGTGTGGTCGTTTCTTGCATTATCTTCTACAATCCATTTTTCTGTATCAACTTGTGGATTATATGATACTGAGTATTCATCTACTCCAACACCTAGAACAGCCCAAGTTCTTGCATTCCCTGTTGGTGTTGTATCTATGTATGTAATGAATTGACTTCTTTTAATCTTTTCAATATTTTCTGGTATTACTGCTAATCCCATTCTTTAATCCTCCTTTTTAAAATAATTTTGTATTTGCTTTGGTGTTAGAGGCTCAATAAAACCTTTTTCATTTAATTCAATTAATTCTTCTTTGTTTTTTACTTCTATTTCATCACCTTTATCATAGAATGTTCCATTATATTGGCAATTTATTTTTGCTATTGGTTTCATTTTACACCTCCCTATATTCTATTTGTATTTGTATATCAAATTCTGCGGTATTTGTATTTGCATTATTCATTGTTCCACAATTTAAACAACTTATGCTTTGTATTCCATCTATTTCTGGTAAATCGTTGTTATCATTCTTTTGCTTTATTATTTTTTCAAAAGTTTCATAAAATCCTATATTTTCTATATTAGTCATTGTATCAGCACTATAATTCATACGGCTTCTAAATGAATAAACATCTCTGTATAATGTATCTCCAATTATCCATTTTTGTACTTCTGTTACTACTGGTATTTTATCTAATGAATAATTGTTAGGTTCATTACTTAAAAAGTTTATATTCATTTCTCCATATTGTCCTATTAATTCAGTTATTATATCCATTAAATATGTTCTTAATTTAGTTACTCTTAAATTACTTACCTCTATTGACATATTCTTGCACCTCTTTTATAACATCATTCATTTCAGCACTAACCATCTTTTTATCCCAATATGAACCAGTTCCGTGGTGTTGTATAATTTCTTACTGGACTTCCATGTACTTCTCCAATATATTGTGCGTGAGCATAAGGGCTTTCATAAGTTATATAATCAACCCCTTTGTCAACTATATCTCTTAAGTTTCCTATATCTTTAGGTACATATTTATCCATATGCTTATAACAAGTGTCTGTAAAGAATCTTTGTACTCTACCACCGTGGATTTATTCCTAAATCAGCTTTTATTTGACTTATAGGCTTCATTTTCATTTTATTTTCCTCCTAAATGAACGTGTGGATTATTTCCATGTTCATTTATAGTTATGCTTGTTACATTGTAAAACTCTTCGCCTTGTAAATCACTTTGCTTACTGATTTCAGGTTGTATGTCTATTGCTATAATATCTCCAATTGCAAATATGCTCTTATCTTCAACATACTCCATTGGTATTCTTATATTTACATCATTGGCATTTTCATATCCTTTATTGATAGAACTGCCTTTCCCTCCAAAGTGCCATACACTTTCAAATACATATCTATTCCATACTGGTAATTTATTATTATCTAGTATTTTGTGATAATAAGTTATACTTCCATTTGTTCTCATAGCTTACACCCCCACATATAAATATGGTGTGCCATCTTCTAAACAACATTCTGCTAAATATGTTTTTATTATCCCCTTAATATCGTTTATTTTAGCTTTTGAGACATTTTCACTAGCACCACTATAACTTATACTATAGCCATCTGTGCTTTCACTAGAAATTGATTTGTTTTGTGCATTATATGAATTATAAGTCTCTAGCAACTCAATTAATTTATACTCGCATATTTTAACTTCATTAATTTGTTCATCTAAATCTTTTAGTCTACCGAATGTATATTTATCAATGTTTTTTTGTGCTTCTAACTCTAACATATCAAAAGGTGTCTCTTCAAGAGTACCACCTAATTCTTGATATTCTTCATATGTCAAGTATTGTTTTGTAAACTCCATTATAGACACCTCCGTTTTAATCTTCTTTTATTTTTCTTTTCTTAATTGGCTTTATTTCTTCATCATCTTTTTCAACTTTATTTAATTGTGGTTCTTTGTATGGCATATATCCTAAAGCCTTAAATGTTTTTTCATATCTTTGTGGTGTTGTTATTATTATATTTTCGCCTAATATATATTTTTCCATATTAAATCACCTCTAATTAAGAAGCTGATACAGCAAATTGTGCAACTACTACTTTGCTTTCATCTGTTAATGCTGCAACATAATGTTCATCTGCTCCAATTAGTGTTGTATAATTTCCTAATTTTCTTTCAGTTTCAACATTAGCATTTCTCTTTAAATAGATTGTTACTGCTGCAGTTTCATCTCCTGTTTGCTCCTCTGGTTTTAATTGTACAATTGGATTTGCATAATATGCTTTTGTTGCTGCTAGAACATAATCTCCAACTTTAACAGGTACTTTTGTCTTTCCTTGATATGTTGCTATATTATTTGCTGTTACTGCTGTTGCTCCTGATGTTGTGCTTGGAACTATATCATATTCAACTTTATTTATTTTCTTTGATGGAACTATTCTTGTATTAGCTATCATTCCAATTTCTCCACGCATTATAACGTTATTGTTATATTTATCGTTTGAAATAAAGTTTGCATCTTTTCTTAATGTTGATACTTGTGATGGTGAAATAAATGCAACTTTTTCAACATTTTCTTCTTCTTGGAATAAGTCAAGAGCCTCAACAAATCCATTATATGAAATAACTCCTGCTGTTTTATCAGCAACAAGTGAAGCTCCTTTTAATTCGTCCATAACATCTTGGTCTACTTTAGAAGCTAATGCTAATCCTAATTGATTATTTGTTTCTCCTACTGGATTTCCATATCCTGATAGAACTGCTTCATCTGTTAATCTTACTTGTTTTACAGCTTTTTTAATTGTGTATTCTGCTGTAGTTGTTTCTAATTTAGTTTCAGTTGCATCTGCTCCTTCTGCTAAATCTTCTGCGTCTCCTATAAAAGCATATTTTGGTACAGTAATTGTGCTTCCTGGTCTACCTTGTAAAGTTGTATCAATTTTTGCAAATGGTGTTGCTACTATTGCACTTTGTAATTTAGCACTTATCATTGGTGCCATTACTTCTGGGTCTATTAAATCATTTAATTTTGTTTGGTTTTCTGCCATTTTAAAATCCTCCTTTAATTATTATTATATTTTTTAAATAATTCTGGATTACTTTCTTTTAATTCTAATCTCTGATTATAAGACATCTTATCAAAAGTTTCTTTAGATATTGTGTTATCAATATCTCCCATAGGAGTCATATCTTGGAATTGATTAGGATTTTCAAATATTCCTGTTTTATCCTTTGTCAATTCTTCAAATATGTCTTTTATTCCTTTACCTTGGTTTTCTTCTTTTTTCATTTCTGCCTTTATATCAGATAGCAATCCGTTTTTTGCATACTCACTACTAAATTTTCTATCTCCAAAAACTGCTAAAATATTATTATTTAATGTTTGTTCAGCTTTTGTTGCTTTTTCTTGTTCTATTCTAGCTGTTTCCTTTGCTTCAAAATCAGTAATTTTTTGCTTTAGATTTTCCATTTCTTCAGATGATGGAGCTTTTTCAATTTGCCCTTTTAAATCATCAATAGTAGTCTTATATGTTTCAATATCTTTTTTATATTTACTTTCAACTTTTTCAGTTTCAGTTTTTACACTTTTGCCGTGTTCAGCTAATATTGATTTTATTTCCTCCTTTGATAATTTAATTTTGTTTTCTCCAATTTCTAAATTCTCTAAAAAATCATTCATAATATTTCTCCTTTTCTAATCCGATTTTTTCAAGTGGTAAACTCCACCTTTAAAAAAGTAGATTGTAATTTTACGGTAAATTACTAAACCTATTTAAACTCTTACGAGTTATTAACAAAATAAAAACACCCAACTATTTTGTAGTTAGGTGTTCTAGACACTCTGCTTTTATTTCTATAACTTTTTTACATCTATTGCATAATATTTCTATTATTCCTGTAAAGTTTCCTTTGAATAATAGTTTATTGCATTCAGTACAACGATATTCTTTCATTTGTTACCTCACTTACATTATAACATACTTTTTAATTTTGTGCAACTTACATCATTCGCCTTGATTTTCTTCTAGGCTTTTCTATTTCTTCAACCTCATCTTTTAATATTATTATAGCTTTTTTATCTTTTAAAAATTCTGCTCTTTCTTTATCTACATAATATATTTGATTATAACTTATAAATTCTTCTAGTTTTGTATCGTTATATCCTGTCTCTAATATACATTGTACTTTTACTAAATTATCCATATTTTACACCTCCTTTAAAGTTATCCACAAAGTTATCCACATTTTCCACATTATACTTTTATTCTTTTATATCCTGCTACTTGCATTCTAATCTTTTTAGGTTGTAAACCACTTTCTTTGCATAAGTCATTATATTTACTTGTTAATAATCTTATTTTATTTTGACTTTGTTCTACTAATTCTGTATCTCCACTAGCTCTTGCTAGTATTTGTGTATCTTTTTGTTTTCTTATATTAAGTTCTATTCGTCTTTGTAATTGTGTTCCGTTCGTACATAGTATAATGCTTGCCTTCAAACTCGAAACCGCTTAAATTTGATTCTCGTATGTCATTTAATTGCTTATCTGTATATTCTGGCTTACTTACTCCCAAAACTATACTAAATATTTTATGATAGCAATTATATTCTCCTATATGTCTTTTATCTGCACCATCATACTTATTGCCTTGATAATCTGTTGCTATTTCTCCATTTTCTAGCTTATCAAATTCTTCTATACTAAATTGTTTTCCGCTGAATATCTTCGTGGTCTCCGAGCTGGGTGTGAGTGGACTGATATTTCTATTCCATCTGCATTATATTCTTCGCCAAATCTTCTGCTTGTTTCATTGTTTAATGCTCTCATTCCATCTAGTATATTCATTCTTACCGCACTATCTAGTCGCCTTGTTCTTCCACTTTCATATTGTACTAAACCGCTTCCGCCTAATTCTTTTAATGTTTGTCTCATACTAGAATAAAAGTCTTGCTTTCCTTGACTTATACTTAATATAGCTTTATCTATTGTATCTTGATATACTTGTTGTAATTGCTTAAATGTTCCATCTTGTATAAATCCAATTACACTTGTATTTG